AAGGAAACGGCTAATTCTAATCTTGACTTACTTGGTCTTATAAAAGAAAATTATGCTCAAATGGCAGCTTCTAAAGCGGCAGATTGGGATCGATCGCAGATTGTTAGTCAAAACGCAGAACGTTCAGCAATGGCCAAAACGGAGGCCAATACTGCTCGTCAGATTGAGTTAAGCAATATTGATGCTTGGCGAGCTATAACTCAAACCAAAATAAATGCCAATGCTGCTATTGCTGCTGCAAATGCTGCGGCTATGACAGCGGCACAACGACCCGACACGGGTTATATGAATGCGGCTTCTCAGTTATTCCAGGCTGCAGCTGCACCTTATGCAAGAGCTGCTGCTAGAGTAGGTTAACTTATGTCCCAAGCATCACAGGCGGTGGCGGTATGGATCCTTTAACTACTTTAGCTATTGGTGGTGCAATAAGTGGAATTGGTGCTGTTGCAAATAATTTAACTAAACCTAAAGAACCTAAAGTTGATACTTCCGCTGACTTGTACGCTCAAATTTTTGGGCCTATGTCTGGTGGCTTAGCTCAAGCTCAAACTTTTGCCACAACTACAGCACAGATAGAAGCCGGTAAACTCGCAGGGCTCCAGGCTATGTATGGCGGAGCAGAAACAAATGCTCAGTTGGGGGCATTTGAACAAGGTCTTCGGGAACAAAACGCTGCCGTTGGACTTCAAACTGGAATTGCTAGTCAATCTGCTGGAGCAGAGTTAGGTTTAGAAGAATCAGCGGGTAAGGGTAAATTAGCTGCTGAATTGCAGCCCGTTCAAACTGCAGGAGAGTTAGCTAAGTCTTATGCTGATGCTGCTAGTAAAATATCTCAGCAAGGTACTTTAAGTCTTGGGGATATAGCAGGAAAAGAAATTTCTGGTACGCAAGCATTAGGTCAGCAAGGTACTTTAAGTCTTGGGGATATAGCAGGAAAAACTATTGGTGCAGCTAGTGAGCAAGGAGCAGCAGCTCAACAAGGGACTAGTTTACTTGCAAATACACTGCAACAAGGAACTACCGAACTTGGAAAAACAACTCTGAGTGGTGAAACTAATCTGCTTCAGCCCACAGCAACTGGGTTGGCGCAATCAGCAACAGCCGCTCTAGCTGGGGAAAATGCGTTAGCACAAAATATTGCTAAGACAAATTTAGATATAAGAAAACAACAAGAATCAACACGAAATCAACTTGCTTTACAGAATAATCTAGTTCAAGGTCAATTAAACCTGAAACGGTTTGGCTTGCAAGCTGCGTTAGGCGGCCATGCTATGTTTGCTTAATGACAACAACTATTGAAGCCGACACAACTGTAGCCAGTTGGTTAAGTTCGTTAGAAAAAGTTCAGAAGGATTCTTTTATACACTACGCTAAAAACGCGACAAGTGATGTAGAATCTTATCTTTTTGCACGGTTTTTACAGCCTTCGTATCAAGGTAGTATTGCCGATTTGACAGCGTGGATTCAAGAAAAATACCCAAAAGAAGATTTGCGCAAGATTTTACTAATAGAAATAGATCAACTTAGAAACGATATAACGCAAGTGCGCAATATGACACTAAACAATATGTTGGATTATGCCACAGCGGCTACAAAAATTTCGTCTTTACAAAAAGAATTACGCTCCCATATTCAAACGGTGCGAGCAATTACAGACGGGTTAGATCGCCGTGGGTTATTGCTAGCTGGCGCAGACCGGTGCTTACGTGAACTTTCTAATACTTTCCAAGATCAGCCCACCATCTTGTCTTTGTTAGAAGATGCTGGGCTGATTGTTTGGTCTACTCTTGAACGGGAAGAAAAGTCCTAAGACGCTTTTACAAGCTTCTTAAGTACTTCGTTTACTGGGCATCTGAAGATACCCATAAAAGCATCGTTCACACCTAAGGACATAGCAAGTTCTTCGCCGTCTAGAGTAGCGCCGAACGGCAAAATTACGGCAGGTTGATTGGATACTGGATTACCTACGTAGTCCGTCCAGGTAATCAAGGTATCTTCTAGAGAACCTGTGAACAACGGTTGTGGGGCTATATGAGTAATTTCTGTAAATTCTTCGTCTGTCATAAATGCACTAAGATGATAAACTAGATACGGGTTACCTAGATCATTATATGTCATGTGTTTCCAATGGTAGAATATAAGTTGCTCAGAACCAATTAATAACGGGGGCAACGAACAAAACGTAGGAGCCCCTTGAGTTACGGAATTTAAAATATCACTGTCTACACGAATTGCGGGCAATTCCTCCCGTTCGATCACTAACGGGCGTATTGAATACAAACAGTGCAGAAGATCCCGGTGGGAAAAGAAACACCAATTTTTTTCCGTTTCTCCCTTAGTTAAATTTTTACCAATAGGAGGGAACGCTGTCTGTACAGCATCACCTAGTTCATTTACGTAGCAGACTGCTACCTTCGGGGTATCAAACAACTTTCGTCCTCTTTGGTCATATTTGCTGGCGTACTTGGAAGTGACAAACTGTACGTACAAGTTTTCGTCTGGACCTTTAAATAAACGAGGATCTTCGTAACTAAGTCGGTGCGGCGTGGAGCGTAGTTTCTTAGCCCCGAGAACGGTGCGATCGTCTACTAATTGCCCGAGATAAATATCTGTATGAGCGTTATTTAAATAAAAGTAATTGTTGTCGTACCTGAACCCAAATGGCTCGGCTTGTGACCTCCACGCTATGAACGTTTGGTCGTTATGGTTCAGCATTGAGGGGCTAAAGTTACCAACGCTGTCTTTTGGCAACCCGTGGACAATACGTTTAAACTGCCCGTTTAGAGCTTCCGCTTGCCTGTAAACGCTGGGAACTCCTTTGAACTCTTTTTTGATTGGAAGAACAACGTCTGAGTTGACGTGACGGAAACGGTGTGTAGTTTGCATATCAAGCGAGAAGATCGTTAATGGCTTTGATGAATCCCATTGAGACGGACTCCCAGCGGTATTCTGGTCGTTGTGTTACGGCGTAGCAAGTTTCTGCTACTTCTTCGTACAAGTCTTCTTCATCGTACAGAGCTGTAAGTATTTCAGCTGTGTGACCCGTACTGACTAGACCACGTTCTACTCCCAGGTCCTTGTCTGTAACCCACGTTGCTACGTCAATTAGCAAACCAGCTTCTTCCCAAATGTCTTTACACGCCGTGTGGTTTGGTACTACTTGGGGCTTCTTGCAACTTGCATGCTCAAAGCTCACAAGACCCCAACCTTCGCCATCTGCTGTGTTGAGTCCTACATCGCAGGCGTTATATATAGTATTGAGCAGTTCGTCCGGCGGAGCGGCAATATAATTGATTTCGTTTGAAGTCAAAATTAGTCGTTGTTTGTCGTCTAGCCCCAGGCGTCCCATCTCCCGTTTAAATAGAGCTGTGATATCCCAACCAAGATCCTTAGTCCCCATGTGGAGATAAAGCATTGTATCTGGTTTATCTACAGCAAATTCTGCAAACGCTTTAATTGTTAGATCAATTCGTTTCCGTGGTTGGTTTCTGTTTCCGTTAAATACGATAAATCTATCTTGAGGCAACCCTAGAGCTGTTCTTGCCTGCTCCCTCGGCATTGGGTTGAACTTAGAGATGTCTACGCCGTGCGGTAGAACCCCTAACTTACTGGGTTTGATATCGTGTTTAAGTATACGGTGCGCACAGTTAATTGTAAACGTTATAGCGATATCCCAATATGGAATATTTCTCAGCATATCGGGGTAATAATACTCGCTGTCTACAGGGAAATACGCAATAAATTTAAATTTATACTGATCTTTAAGAAACTGAATTCGTTCCCAAACTTGGTTAACAATCCAAATATCGTTTAAACATATAAAAATGTCCGGTTTGATTTTATCGATTAGTTCGGGCAACCGTGGGATACCAAAACGATCAGGGCATGACAAATTCGATGCCGGATAAATCTTATAAGGAAGATCGTGAGGGTCTCCGTTATAGTTAATACCAACAACTTCTACTTCATGTTCTTTCTGTAGATGTTCTAGTATGCTGGCGGTTACTCGACCAAATCCTGTATTTGAACATGCATCCCCGTACCAAAGCACTTTTGCCACTTTATCAGTAAGCTTGGAGTACGATCACTATAGCAACATTGTCAGCTTACTGATATGCCTAGTCGGGAAACTTTCGCTTATCGCCGTAAAGCTCAGTTAAATGCTGCACGAGCTGTTGAAGTAACTGAAAAAGAAGATAATTCTATATACGCTAAAGCTGCTAATGACTTTCCTACTTTCTGTGTGCTTATGGATAAAGCTCCTGCTCCTCATATGATGGAGTGGCACAGGCATTTGATCACAGGAGAAAGCAATAGATACTTGTTAGACATAGCTGGAGCAAACCTTGATATTCTGAGCCCCAGAGGCAGCGCTAAAAGCACAGTATTAAACTTATTTACTGCATGGGCTATAGGGAGACACACATCAGCACAAATGCCTCTACAGATTATATACTGTTCGTATAACATAGCAACAGCTATACCTAAAAGCCGAATCATTAAACAATTGATTGATAACACAACGTTTAAACGTATATTTCCTCGTGTTCGTCTAAAACCAGGAATGCAGTCGGATATTGGTTGGGCTGTTGATTTTGAATACGCCGGAATTCCACGGGTGGGTGATGAAGAATATACACTCAGAGCTGCTGGTCTACGCGGCTCAATTACGTCAAAACGCGCACACTTATGTCTGACGGGCGATACATTAGTTTTGACTGATCAAGGCGAACAACCAATTGAAAAAATTTACGCAAATCCCGAACGCTTTCTAATTGCTGTCAGAAACTCAAAAACTAATCAAATTGATTGGAGCAACGTGGAAGCAGTTACGCGACGTTGTTCTTCAGAAATTGTTCACATTAGAACAACAAGTAACGGTTACATTTCCGCAACTCCTGAGCACCCTTTCCTTACAACAGACCAAAAGTACGAATGGGCAGAAGATATTAGTGCAGGGCAAACCCTTGTTGGAGTAGCTTTAAATAAAAATAGTTTTAACTCGGAAGAATTTTACGAATGTCAAATGCAGTACAAAGGAGAAAAAGTCCTTTGCAAAAAACGAAACAAGTCAAACAGCTCCGAGTGCTCCTCACCAGATCACAGACAGAGCTGGGAGACCCTCACCGTTTCCGGAGTTGAAAGAATTAGCAACGGAACGCACATCGTTTATGACCTTGAGCTAGACCACACAGATCATAATTTTATTGCAAATGGGTTTGTTGTAAGCAATTGTTTAGTCGATGACCCTATAAAATCTTCGGCGGAACTACGTAATCCGACAATTCGGGACGAAATGAATAATAACTGGTCGTCTGTTATAGCTCCGATTATTTTTGATGGCGGTCGGGCTATTTGTCTAGGCACTCGATTCCATCCTTTAGATATTCATAAAACTATGTTTTCCCCTTCTAAGGGCTGGAATCAAGTTTCTCAAGAAGCCCTAACGTACAACAATAAAGGAGAGCCGGTAAGCTATTGGCCTGAACAATGGTCTGTCGATTATTTATTACAGACAAAAGAATTAGATCCTGTTGCATTTGCGTTTCAGTACCAACAACAACCTGTTCTAACGTCGGACCTAATCGTGTCTCCCGATCTTCTCGTCCGGGCTGACGTTGAGATGGAGTTTGATTCCTTAGCTGTAGGAATTGATTTGTCTGCTAGTGCTAAAGAAACTAGCGACTACACGGCATTTGTTTTGGGCGGACGACTTAAAGATAAGTATTACATTATTGATGCACACCAATGCCGTTCCGTAGGAAATTTAGAGAAGATAGATTTACTGTGTGAGATGTTACTTGAATGGGGAATTTTAACTTTTGAGAACGACACGTATTTTCCGACTTATTCGACGATCACGCTGGTAGTTGAGTCAGTTGCTTATCAAGCAAGCTTGTCCGCTGATTTAAAACGTGTACTTTTAAATGACCGTGGATTATCAAATATCCATATACACGAGGTATCCGGTTTTAGAGGAGATAAAGTTGCCCGTTTCCGAGGAACCTTGGGATTGCTTGAAAACAGAAAGATAACGTTTAATCGGTACCGTAAATTTGATGCGTTATTTGAGCAGATTATAAATGTGGGATCCACGTCCCATGACGACTTACTCGATGCTTACACACACTTAATAACCTTTTTACAAAGGCGGGGCAGTTTTTCGATAGAGTACTAAAGGGGCTCTTACGACATGTCGAAAAAGCTGTGGATCGCCATTACGGCCAACAATCCTTTACAGCGGGTAGATCCTCTACTCACTGTGTTGCGAGGCTATGCCGATTTTCCTTGTGATATTTCTGTAAAGATTTATATCGATTATGCGTCTCAAAACGACGTAGATACTCTATATGGAATATTAGAAGAATTTAAAGGATTGAATATTGAGATAAAAGTTGCAAGTCCAGGGTATCACGGTTGGTATTTAACCTGGGCGCACAAAACAGATTTAGCTCTAGCGATTCTCAATAGAGAAGCTGATTACTATATCTATTCTGAGAATGACATGTTACTTACGTATGAAAACTTTAAATACTACCTTAAGTGGAAACCTGTTTTAAGCAAGTATCAACTTGAGCCAGGTTTTGTCAGGTACGAACAAAAGCAACATAAAAAAGTACCGTTCGATAATTATTATGTGTATTCGCTGACAAAAGAAACACCCAACGTGTGGGATACCCGTGGGTTTACTGTGCCAAATGTACTTGTGGTTGACTATGACGTTGACTTTTTTGTGCAGTTAGCTAACCCGTATTACGGGGCAATGATTCTAGATCAAACGGATGGCGAAGTTTATATACGTTCAGATAGTTACGATCCTGAAAAAAGTTATGCAAAAGTGGGGGTGCGTAACTGGCCTATTGCCGATCGAAGTTCGATGGGGCTGACATTTGAAAACCCACCGTTTAACTTTGAACACAGGCGATGCGTGCCAGTTAAGAAAAAACAAGATAACTACGAAATTTTACCGTGTGGTTTAGTGCTGCACGAAGGCACTAAATATTCGGATCTCATACCGTGTTCTGTTGACTCTTTAATATCTTGCGATAGGATGCTTACGTTATAGGTTTATGTGAGCTTAACTTATGGGTGACGTACGTCCGGATTATTACAAAAAAGATGGTTTAGAATGTTATGATTTTCAACGAGCATCTACTGGCTTGATTAAATTTCAAGGTTACTTAGAGAATTGCATATATAAATATTTGTGGCGGTGGGAAGATAAAAACGGCAAAGAAGATTTGCAGAAAGCTCAGGTTTATCTAGCTAAGCTTATAGAAACACTTGAGTAGACATGGACGTACGTGCTTTTGGCAGTTATTATGGACAAACAGCAGTTCTTTCTTACGCTAGCGGACTTGCTTTGTCTCCTAGCGGGCAGTCTTTTAACTTTCCCGCTTGCCGCGCTGTCCTTATCAATGGCGGTACTAGCAACCAAGATTTACAAGTACTTTTTACAGACGGTACTAACACACCGATAACGTTAAAAAAAGTCCCCGCCGGTTCTATCTTACCGATTTCTATTACGGCTATTAGCGGGGCTGCCACCACGGTGGGTGACGTTGTAATTCTGTACTGAGTCTTTTACTTTTTGATAGCACAATGTCTTACTCTGCTTTTGTAGACGCTCTTACTCCAGGTAGAACCTTTAGCGATCGAGCCGGTTTACCTACAACAAATAGTTTGATAAGGGAAATAAGTACGCCTTCAACTATTTCTGCGGACCTTCAAGCATACGTTTTGAATGTAACTAAGGATGCGCTTTTACAAAAAGCTCTTAATAGACAAATTCGAATTTAGTTAACCTTGTTTATTGTTATCGAGTATCTTTTAAGAAAGGCACAAAACCATGGATAACCCATTTAAGCAAGCGCACGGATTTTTTTCTGAAGCATATGCCATGCAGGAGGAAGCTGCGCAAGACCAGACCAGGAATCAGCGGCAGGTAGACAGTCCTCAGAGGCATGATTATTTTCCTACTCGGAGGGAAGCATATAATCCGAATTCTCCTGCACACAACTCACATAGGTTTATGGAAGACCTTAAACGAGGTCTTTTAGAGCATGCCGCTCGTAAACGTGTAGCCGGTAATCACATGGAATTTAAGGCCGGTGGTGGAGTACCTGTCGAATCAGTGCTACCATCATAGTGACAGCCTGCAACGGGTAAATGCTTTACGACTGTTTTTTATACTTTGATGAAAAAGAACTCCTAGAACTGAGGGTAAACTTATTAAAAGATATAGTTGACGGATTTATTGTTACAGATGGAAATTTAACTTTTAAAGGTGACCCAAAACCCTTTACTTGTTTAGACACGATCCGGGAACTCGGACTACCTGAAGAAAAAATTCAAGTGCTTCACGTAGAGCTGCCTCCGAAAGAGGTGGCCCTTAATCCTTGGATACGAGAGTACGCACAGCGAGATGCCCTAGCCGTGGGTATGCGACTAACTCCTCCGGATTCGGTTTTCTTTTTTAGTGACGTTGACGAAATTCCTAAACCCGAAGCTCTTTTGCAAGCCGTACAGGTAGCCCAAGATAATCCAGACCGGTGTGTGCGACTTTCTATGCCTATGTTCTATGGTCGTGCAGATTTACGAGTTATGGACCCTAATGGAGATCCGGCTAAACCTCCCAATAATTGGACTTGCGGTACTGTTGTACTATACGATCACCTTGAGGAGACTCCTTCACAAATCCGTATGAAGGACAACGGCTTAGTTGTAGGGGAATGTGACGCTGGCTGGCATTTTTCTTGGATGGGGGATTCCTCCAGAATGAAACGAAAGCTTACTTCGTTCTCTCATTGTTATGATGAGATACCCAACGCACATGCTCCTGCTTACAGTCAAGAAATGTTGGATTACCTGGATACGTATAAGGCTAAAGCTGGAGGAACTGATCCATTGGGGCGCGGAGATCATGTACTAGTTCCGTACCCACATGAACTACTTCCGTCTGAATTGTTTAAACTAGATGGAGTTAGGAAGTATTTGCTACCCGATGACTAACCGCGCATCCGAAGAAGCCCGCGAGCGTTTCTCTAAAAAATCCCACGACGAAGACGAGCGTGGGGAACGTAACGAAGGGAGTAAGGAGGCTCGTATGGAAGCTCTTCGTAAAGCACGTAAGGCCAAGCAAATGCGTAAGAAAGGCTGATTCAGCCCGTAAATTAAATTCGTTTCTGAACTACCGGTATGGCCGACACGCTCGGGGTTCGTCAAAGATTTCAAGAAATTCTTGAAGCTTCGCGGACCCAGGACAGATCTAAGCAAGCAACTACGTTAGTCGTACTTAGTCATATTCAGCAGATGACTCTGTTGATGATTAAGAAAGGGCTTACTTTTTATTGCGAACAAGACACGTATCGGTCTAGGTCAAGATTTATTGATGATTTACTTACTTTAAATAAATTTGATATTCGACTTCCGTCTATTATTAGGAACTTTTTAATTGATGGTTGCGGCCTTTTTTACTTTCGCCCTGATCCTAAATTAAAATATCAAATTTACTTTTTCCCTAAGGATCAATATCGTGTGTATCACGATGTAAATGGGAATATTGAAGAAGTCGTTATTATTTATAAATATAAAGTTCGTAACTCCAATCTTGGATTACCTTCTGAAATCTCAGGTCTGAACGAAAGGTACGTCCGGATTTCTATAACAGATTCAAAGATTGCCGAGTTTGAATCCAACACAGAACTGAGTTTTGATTTAGAACCCGGCGGTGTAATGACTGCCAATAATTCCAGGGAAAATACCCTAGGTTTTATTCCCGCCGTGGAGGTTTTAAACAAACCTGACAGTAGCGGCACCTCTGGTGAGGGTGAGTTTGAACCTTTTATGGAGCAGATCGTTTTACACGATACGCTTATTTCTAATATTGCTAAAAATATCGAGTTCTTTGGTAACCCGACTCTGATCAGTTCCCGCCCACGTAGTGATCTGGTCGAAGCTAGTGATTCTGACCGCACCTTCCGTCCGACCATCAGTAGCCAAAGTGGGTTTGGTGGTAGGGATACTCCTTCAACTCGTGTGAGTGAACCTTTTGGTTCGCACGGGATGATCGGCGGTTTGCGTGTTCCTCGGATTATTGCAAATGTCGAACCTTCCGATCGGGTTGGTTACATGACACCAGACCCCGTTAACGGGGATATGAATCGTTGGGCACTTCTTCTTCGAGAAGAAATTCGTACAGCTCTTGGCGGTGTGGATGAAATCTCGGTTTCTGCCGGGGCTACTGCGACAGAAATTAAAGGTCTTATGGGTCGGGCTCAGGCCACGGCTCTCCGAAAAAATAAAAGTTTCCTTACTTATGGTTTCTGTAAGTTACTGGAAATGATGCTGTTCCACCAAGAACAGATGTTTAAAAAAAGTTTTGCTCTAGTTATTAAGCTTAAACCAGTAAAACCTGCTGCTGATGGTTCTGCAGAGGAAGCCACTAGGTTCTCATCAGACCAACGAAAGTTTGATGCGAAGCTGGATCAATTAATGCGGGAGGCTTTATCCACATCTTCCGTACCTGAAGGTGTATTTGGTTTACCTCCTGATGGAGATCGGACAGTTACATACCGGTATCAAGGAGATGTTTATGAGGACACCGCTTACGATATAAATCAAAAATCTATTGTTGTTCGGAACTTACAAGAGCTAGGGGTTGACAGCGTGGAAGCGTTGCGATACCTGTTCCCAGATAAGACCGATACTGAACGTGAAGAGATGCTAAAAGGATTTCCTTTTAGAATGATTCAACAAACTCAAAGCGCATTCCAACAATTTTTAGTATTATTATCACAGATGTTGCAAACGCCACATCCACTTGCTCCGGATCAGCCACTCGGTGCAGATCCAAGATTAAACCTGACGCCCTTGTTATATAGGACGTTCGACCACCTTGCGCAAGAACTAACCTACTCGGGTAGCTATGAGCCAGCAGATCCAAGCTTCAATCCCGAGCCCGGTAGCCCCGGCGGTAGCAGCCCCCCAGGCGGCGCCCTCGGACCAGGGCTCAACCGCCTACCCCCAGTGGGTGGCGCAAACCAGTACCCCGGCGGTAGCTTCGGTACCTACGCTCCAAGCGCCGTCGCAGGCGCAACAGGGTACGGGCCTTTCTACCAGCAACCAGTACAACCAGTATCCGTCCGCGTCCTCCCCGTCGAATCCGTGGGAAGCAGCGATGGGCAGTTTGGAACGGGTGGTCTCACGAATGTCCCCCTTCCCCAGCCAAACAGCACAGTCTCCGCAGTACCAAACAACGGCGCAGGCTACTCCTCAGTACAGTCCGAATTTACAGGGCCAACCTTGGGCTTATCAAGCCCCTACGGCAGCGCCGACCTACTCCAACAACGCATCTACGACCCAAACTTCCTCACCGACTTCTACGGCAAGACAACAAACCCCCCAGCTAAGCGCCGCAACCGTTCAGGTCGTTAACCACTTCGGTATCGAAGCTCCTGGGATTCTTAACCAATATTCCGTAACTCTGGAAGATGCTCTGATCGCTCAAAATGAGCGGATGGAAGCCATCGCTGCCCGTGGTTCTGCCATGGAGCATATTTTGACTGATCCGGATCAGTTGGCCGACTACACAAATCGCTTCTTCACCGAAGTGTACCCTGTGGACGCCGACGAGACCTCTTACCAGCCTCAAGTGGGTTACCAACCCCGTTATGACATGCCTGCCGTTCCTGCCTCTGCTGGCGGCCCTGTGCGTCAAGATCCCGGCACTCAGTGGGAAGGTTTCTCCAACACCATGAATCAAAACCCCGAACAGGCGTGGCGA